GCGATCACGTGCGCGGTCATTGAATACGTCCTTTTGATCCTCTGGGTAGTATGCAATTGCGGCGCATCTCAACTCCTTTTTTACGCCACTAGCTGTGTTTATCCTACGAATGTAAGTGTACAGGTGGTAATCCTTTTTAAGCCTATCAAGCATCTTGGCGACGCTCTCCGTATTAACGCAGATAAAGTCCCCAATTTCAGCACTAACCTTGTCACGTACGGCAACATCAAAACCTTTGCCCTCCAATATCTCGCGCAACATTTTGCCGACGGTATAACCTTGCGATTGGGAGAACGTTTTGTTAGGCGTCGATATTTGTTTCAATAACCACATGTCATCTTCGCAATCAAGTTCAATGCTCATGTCGTTATTAATAGCATTAATATAACCTTCGAATTCGGTTACCATTTCGGTTTGGTCTTCAATGCCATCAAACCAAATATAACCAAGTTCGATTTTAACCTCATCACCCCTCATGAAAATTGGTGGAGTGTCGTTACCCTCGGTAATGTTAACGGATTTCAAAGGGAATATTTTCCCGTTCGAAAGTTCGACGTAAATATTTTTAGGAAAACTGATTTTGCACCTATCAGTCAAATTTTGCCATGACGACTCGATACTAATCTCGCGAACAAATTCAAAGTCGATTATTTCGCTTCTTTTTTTGTCGTTCCAGCTGGTTTTTTGGCTAATGGTAATATGTGACTTAAGTCTAAGCACTGCGCTTTCTGATTTTTAGTATTGTTGGTGTGCTTGAATATGCTTGTATTTCGAATTGCTCGGAACTTTGCGAGCCGACGTCGTTCGGGTTGGTGAAGTAAGAGATATAGATTTCGTTAATTCCCCAAACTTCATTTAGATACCACGACACTACTTTCAATTCAACGGAGGCTTTCATTAACTGCATGTACCTTCGCATCTGTGCAACCGGGTATTTACCATTTTGAGCAAGAAATACGCCCTTAATGTTTATGGTGTAGTCACCGTCTGCGATGTACTCCGGTACCTCTCCGTTTTTGCCTTGTATTGGCGTCCTTACGATGTTCTTTTGTTGCGATACGTCAAACAGTACCACGTTTAATACAAGGTCGTCAGCGGTCACCTCTTTATCAGACACCTCCATGGTAACCTCGTTACCGTCTATGTCAATATAATTTCTAGCCTTAATAATAAGGTTTGAAAATATGGCCCTACCTATAAAGTCTTTTTGGTCCGCGAATCGGTACTCGTCCTCTCCGTTTTCATGGTATTTTGGAATAACGGCATTGCCACTTACCGGCGCTCGTTGATCCTCATAATGTTTTGCGGACTCTTCGGATAGGGCCGGCATGTTGCCCTTGTAAAACGCAGTTTGAAGCGCACCTAATCCGTAGGTGCGTATGATGATTCCGGCAGTGTCCTCCGCCTGTGGCCCTGATACCGGTATAGCTAAATTTCTGCCTAAATCTATCGTCATTGTGCAATTACGTTAATATCATTCACTAATGCAACTAATGCCTTTTGAACCTCTTCTTTAATTTTTGGCACCACTTGCCTTGTCTCGTTTACGGAGATTACAAGGTCTTTCACTAGACTACCAATAGTGATGTTTATTTGTTTAACTTCGCTACGACTTCCGGCTGATTTCCCGGAGGACGGCCCAATAGGGGTTACTGCATTATTTGCTTTGTTCCCGGCCGTTTTGCTCGCCCCTCCTGCAAGTGCTGGTGTTTTGCTTCCAGCTTTAACCTCTGCAACATAACCCTTACTATACGCCTTATTCACGTCTTTTGACCAATCGTAATTGGCCGCCTTGGCAATTATGTTGTGCGGTAACATCTCGTTCATGTTGATAGCCGCCGCCTTGAAGTTTCCATTCTTCAAATTGTCAATAGCCAAAAATATCGGATTGAAAACCTCCTTAAAGAAATTTCCAATGTTAGTGAACACTTGTTTTACCGACTCCCAAATTCCATAAATTGAGGCCCTAAATTTCTCTGAAGTTTGCCAAGCAGTTATGAGCGCACCAATTACAATTGAGGCTCCTAGTGTCACGGCACCCCATGCCACTGTGGCTGTTACCCCAAGCGCTGCGAAGTTACCCTCCATAAGATATAACGCGGCAATCTTCACGTAATCGGCGGCGGTACTAATACCGGTTGCAATAGCGGCACGATTAACCCACATAGTATATAATGACCACCATGTTACAGCACCAGCAACGGCGCCGGCAACAATTTTAATCTCAGTGGCGTGTTCTTGCATCCAGTGTACGCCTTCCCTAACTCCTTGCGCAAAATCTGACGCAGCATGAGCCATGGCAACGAAAACAGGCTTACCAATTTCGGCCATGTCTTTGTACATCAAGAAAAATTCATTTTTTGCAATCGCAGCGGCACCACCTACAGTATTAATATTTTCGACAGCAGAACCCCCGAATGTATTATTTAATTGTTCAGCAAATTTTGGAAGGAAATCTTCTGCCATAAGCTTACCGTCGGACATAAATTTATCTAGTTCGCCAGTAGTCATTCCCATTGCCTTAGCGGCTAATTGAAACGCTCCCGGCAATCGTTCTCCAAGTTGCCCCCTTAATTCTTCTGCACTAACTTTCCCCTTGGAAATCATTTGAGAAATAGCAAGCAATGCGCCCTCTGTCTGCTCGCCTGTCAATCCAAGTGTCGCCGCCGCCGCTGTGATTCCTTCGAAAGTCTTTCTTGTCGTCTCGCCTTCAACGTTAGTACCTTTTGATGCCGCCGCAATAGTAGTATACCCTTGTGCAACAGAATCAAGGCTAAGACCTAATTTATTTGAAATATTGGCTAGGTAATCAAACCTTTCCCCGGCAGCGCCCGAGTCACCCTCTGAATATTTAAGCCGGTTATTGAGCACGTCAACTTTTATTGACGCCTCGAATATGTCCGTAGCAAATGACTTGACAGTATCTACGGCAAAATAAGCCGCCACTCCCTTACCAAACTTGGAAAGAGTGGACTCTACTTGTGCAGCCTTCCTGTCAGTTTCGCCCATCTTGTTAATGATTTGGTCGAACTTCCCAAGAATCTCACCTCTTAAATTTACGGTATAATCTACTCTTTCATTTGCCATTATGCGCCCATCATTAACTTAATCATATTTGCTTTTCTTGCGTCGTCAAAATCTAACGCATACTTTAACTGAAATTTTGCTTGCCACCATTCGTCCGAATCAATCTCGGGGTTGATACCAAAATAAAAGCGAATAAGAGCGCTGTCCTGCTTCTCGTATTCGCTTTTATCGGTAATCTCGTAAAGTGACTGTACTGTATCTAATTTTTTTTTAAAGCTTCGGTATAGTATATAATCAACCCTTCACAAACCTTTAATGCGCCCAAATAAAGTGCGTCAAGGTTTTTGTCACGCTTTGGATTTTCAGCCAATATTCTTGAATCAGACTCATTTTTCAATAAACAAGATTGCAATAATATATCGTCAGCGCTCGTATATTGTCCACGTTGATACAAGTCTATACACTGCATCTTAGTCGCTCTGTGTGGCTCTTCTAGGTATCCAATGCACTCGTTTAATTCTTTATCAAAAAGAACAAACTTGTTTACGGTATATCCACGCCTAGCTTCTATTTCTGCACGCTTAACCTCGGCTTCCGCTTCGATTTTAGCACATAAATAATCCCAAGCATCTTTGCTCAATTCAACTCTTGGTGTGGTGGAAATAACCGCCTCAAAATCTACATTTGAGGCGGAATTAATTGGTGTATTTTTTTTCATAATTGTTATGCGTTTGGATTACCGGCCCAAATAAATGGAATAGTAACTTTTAAACTTGTATCGCCCTGTGAGGCTTCAAGCGCTTCGGTATCGAACTCTAAAGCGTATAGCGTTTTTTCAAGTGGCGGAACTCCGACTCCTGTCGCTATCAACTTCATGTTTGCCGGAGGAATAGACAATAAGTCTTTGCCCGGCGCTGCGTTAATCCACTTTTGAAGTTCTTCTTGATAAACCTCAACTGAACCTTCATACGTGATATTTCCGTAAGCCCTACCAATAGGCTCATAACCACGGCCCATCTCGTTCTTTTTGTCTTGCTTACGAGTGAAGCTTATTTTCGTAATCCCAACCAATGGAACGCCGAAGGGCATGAAGGTCAGGTTACCCCAACCGTACATTACCCCGTTAACTAATACTGCCTGTGCCATATTTTCTTAAGATAGTTTTTGTGTAAAACCTACAGTAACATTAAACCCTCTCGCAACAGGTGAAGACAAGTCTTTCAATGTAATATCGATTGCGCTTGTTCCATCAAGACGAATGACAGGAGTAGTACCTACAATTACTTGATAGCCCGACAACTCTGGATTGTCGCCTGTAAGCATAGACGCCAATGCGTTTTCTACTGCATTTTTGAAAGTAGAAATAGAGGTGTCGCTAATCGTTCCGTCGCTGTTTAAACGATAGTTTGATTTAATGTAAGGAAATAAACCAATACGGGCTAACCTAATTGACTTATTGATAGTCCTGTTATTCTCAATGTAAGCGTAGTCGCTTGATTGAGTTACAGAGGTGTTTGAATCATTAAACCAAGTACCATTTTGGTTACGGCTTTTGATTGCAAATACATATCTCGAGTTGTCAATGAATGTAAGCGCTGCGTCGTAAGGGTCGATAAAATATTGGTCATTTGATAGCCCAACAAGTTCTAACTCCGTTCCGTCTGAAATGTCAAAACGGCCCGTAGCGCCAATACACTCTTGCACCTTCGCTCTTGAAACTGTACCCAAGGCATAACCCCCGGCAGAAACAGACTTTCCTGTGGCCGCTCTCAATGATGCGCCAAGGCCTCCACGATCTTGCGCAATAATTATAGAAACGTTTGGAGCGGTTAAGCTTCCCAAGTTTGGCAATGACAAGTAACTAGCCCAAGAAGCGTCAACGAAATTAGCAGAATAAAGCACCTCGATAGGAGCCTCGTTCGTTTCTAATGTTGTTACTACGGCTTGCAATGCGGTTACCTGAGATGTTGCGAATACGGTCGCCTCGTTGAAAACAAATGCTTGTCTTAATTGGCCGTCAGCATAATCAGCAAGCGTTTTTAATTCGACGAAAGAAGCGTTTGTAGTGAATAATCCAAGGTATAAAATACCAAGCGGATTTGCACGGAAAAATTCCTTAAGGTGATAATATATAACAGCAATACGTGAAGCAACACCGGTAACGCCTAACGCGATAGCGAATGAACCGCCTGAGTATGCTGTACCGTTTACATTGTACGTAACAGGAGTGCCCGTGTTTGGGTAGATACCTAGCCCGGCTTTAACCGTTAAAGTCAAGACAGTAGACGAAGCTGTAGCAACAAAACCGTGAGAATAGGTGTTTAGGTTTATAGCCTTAACAAGTGATGCAAGCAGTACAGCAAGCGTAGTGTCGGCAGCATAAGAACCAACAGTGTATGTTACCAAGTTCACAATCGTGCCATTTGGCAACGTGTACGGCATAGTAACTACTGCACCAACAGATGAAACAGGCACCGCAGTGAATGTATGTGTAGCCTTGGTTTCGTCGCCATAATTGAGGTCAATACCTAACGCCTCTGCGTCTTTTGCTTGGGTTAACTTTGTTGCGTACCCGTTCGTTACGTTCGCAGTCAGTCCAGCAGGCAATGAACTCAAATAAGCAACTAAACCAGAGTAATGGTCAAATCCCGTCTGAGGTCTTCCAAGACCGCCTTGCGATTTAACAACTGGTATAACGTTTAAACTCATTTTCTTTTTTTGGTTTATCAAAAAAAAGGGATAATTAAATCCCTTTTCTTATCAGTTTGAAATTATAAGATAACGTCGTCTTCCTTACTTGGAAAAAGTGGGTCGTCTAATTTTGCTTTTTGTTTTTTTGGTTTCAAAGCGCTTTCTCTAGTAATTAGTTCAGCGCCTGCAACAGGTTTCAAGAAGAAATCCCCGTTTTCCTTAACGTAAACCTTGTTAACGTTCGGGTGGTCTTTTAGGAACTCAGCAATCATTACGATTCGACGTACCGTGAAACTTCAACCCACTTTGTGCCCTCAAACATAAGTACAATGATAACCCGTTTCCCCGATCCCGGTGACGCTGTTCCTGGTCCTGTGAGATTCGTCGCGCTAAATTTAAGCTTTCGAGTGGCACCACTTGCAGAGGTTGTAATGTATATTTTATCTCCGAAATAACTAGCCTTAACTGTCACAATTTGTACAAGTAACGAATCCGTCATTGCCGGTACTTGTACGTAGGTTTCAGACGCCGCAGGAGATAACTTCAATGTGTCGACACCGGTCGCAAAAGTATAGTCTACTTTATTGAAGGTAAGAACACTACCTGTGTTGTTCTTGTTTTTGGTTGTACCCCATCTTGGAGCAGTGTATTGTGCGAACGATACTCCCACCGTAAGACAAAATAAAATGATTAAGCTTAATAGATTTTTCATATTGATATTTAAGTTAAGCCCCCGGTTAAGGGGGCGTTAATTATACTTCGAAATCAGCTGCGTCAAGCGCTGTGTAAAGAACAAATTCAGTAGGTTTGGCAATCTGTGTGTCGAATTTCCACAATGCTTTTGCAAAGTATTCCTCGCCATACGTAGTCACCTTACCTGTTTCGATTTGCATGTCCTCAAAAGAGTTCATCCCAACGAACAATTGACCTTCAATAGAAGTGTCCAACCATGCGAAGTAGAATGTGTCTTTTGGTAAACCTGCAAGGGTGACAATTTCAAAGTTTTTATGCTTCCTAATGTTAGCCTCGAAGATGTTACTACCTTTAAAATCAAGGGCAGCACATGCAGTGTCGTAAAGTTCAACGTCCTCAACAGACATAGCGAATTTCAAACGCTTAAATCTATTGATTGAACTCATTAACGCTTTACCGCCTGTAGTTGTCGCCATTGCCGTAATTGCAGCATTCATTTTTTCAATGATGTTGTCTTTGGTCAATGCAATAGGTGATGGAACCGGAGTATAAGTACCGTCAACAACTAACTTTTTAATGAAGCCATCAAAGAATTGAATTGCATAACGAGCGTCATCCACATCAACAATTGAACTGTAAGCGGTTGAGCCTTGGTGAAGACCTTTTTCAAGTCCTTCTTTTGCTCTGCCCATCATCAACATGATCATGTAAGAAGATACCGTAGCAGGCAAGTCCCTTGACAACAACATTTCAGATAAAGACTCCGCTTCCCAATGCACTTCAAGGTCTCTTGGATTGAAGGTAGTGAACGCCATAACGTCAGTTGGTTCCAATACCCTTGAACCAATAGTCATTGCTGCGTTGCCAGCTAAGTCTGGTTGTGCTTTTCTTTGTCTCAAAGGAGAAGCCATATCAGCAGTGCCGATTGTGTGCTTTTTCTTGATACCGGTTTTAATGAATGCGACACCTTTTTCAAGCGTATCTAACTCATAAATGGCAGGAATGATAAACGCTTCGGTTTCCCATGTTCCTGCGTAGCTTGAATCATTAATTACTAATGCCATGACTATGCTTTCTTAATTTTGTCAGCGTGAAGTTTTGCTTGAGATTTTCTCAGTTTTTCAACTCTTTCTTCGTCAGAAAGTTCTTCGGATTCAGTAGAATCAGCCTTTGGAACGTTGATTACAATGCCATTTTTAGCAAGACCAAAAGACTTAAGAGTTTTCTCTGTTCCTTCAAAGTCTGCCACTGCGTTTTTTGCCCAAAACTCACGGTTTTCAGCGTTAACAACATTTTTGAAGCCGTCCAACATTCCGTTGATTTTGGTTTCTTTAATGATGTTTTGCGCTCCCTCTAAGTCGGCAATAAGAGACTCCCCGGCTGAGATAGACTCAGATAGTGTCTCCTTGGTTTTGTTGTGCTCAACGATTAACGAGTTATGCGCCTTAGTCAACTCAGATAACTCGTTATCTTTTTTGTTCAACGCGCTCGTAATCGCCTTAGCAATCGCATCTTCGGAGGCTTCGTCTTGAAGCCCTAAAATGTTACATACTGCGGTCAATTTTGACATTGTGATTATTGGTTTAGTTGTTAAACTATTCACTATTTTAGCGAATGACTTATATGACGCTTGGACGTCATTTCTATTAATTCTTGGAGGCTTATTTTTAGCGTCGGAGGTAAGCACTTCATCCCACATGCCACAATCAGGTGTGTTTTTAGGGTCGTACCATGTTGTTTTAGACATAGCTTGCATAACAGCATCTTCGCTCATTCCGCAACGGGTTGAAATCATTGTGGTGATACCGCTTGACATGATATCAAGTACCTCGTCGCGCTTACTTCTTTTCTCGTTGGGGATAAATGGTAAGTGAATCATTAATGCGCCATAGTCTGCCATATAACGCTTTCTTCCTGCTTGAAAAATAACAGCTGAAATAGAGGCGGCAATACCCATGCAATAAGTATCAACCTTTGATTTGCTTTCTAAAATGGCGCTATAAATAGAATAGCCGTCCATGACAGAACCGCCAACGGAATTGATATACACTTTAATACGGCTTTTACCCATAGCGTCAAGGGCCAACAATTCAGCCTGAAACTGTGCTCCGCTGATTCCTTGGCCGTCTTCTTCATCAAACCCAATATGCTTATTGATAAGCATTATCGGTTCTTCTGCGCTCGCATCGACTGTGTATTCAAAATTCATGTATCAAATATTGCTATTTTAAAAAACGTTACTATATTTGTGTGTCACGTATTAAATAAAATTATGCCAACGAAAAAAGATTTAGGTATAACCATAGAGTTAACCATAAAAGAGAGGGATGACTTGAAAGGTGTCTTGGAAAAGCTTTTAGATACCATTAAAACACCTGGATTTGTTAACCGTTTAGACTTACACCCAGACGAGGCGAAACTTATTTCAGACTTAAAAGATGTCTTGTAATGCCAAAAAAAACAAAGGAGTACGACAACAAACACAAGGAACTTTGCCGGGTGACGTTCTACACAACCCCGACAATAAAGAAACTGATTGAACTTGATTCGTTGAAAGACGGGTCGATATCAAAAGTTTGCAATAAAATTATTAAGCCACACTATAATTTTGTAAAATGATTCAAGCGAATGAATTAAGGATTGGGAACAAAATTTTGTATACACATCCAGAATATGAGAGCCTAATAAACAATGTAACTGTTGAAGATATAGAACAGTGCCTTATTGATAATTGTGGATTCAATAAAATTCACGCCCCAATACATAAACCAAACCGAGATATGAAAAAGACAGCAATACAAGAATTAATTAACGAACTTAACGAAGAAGTAAGTTCGTTAGAACCAAATCAATATTCTTGGCATTGTTTAATGAATATAATTGAAATGGCAGAATCAAACAAGAAGCAATTGAAAAGGCTTATCAACAAGGAATGATTGATGGTTTAACTAATACACAAACAAAAACCGAGATATGAAACACAAAAAATACTTAGTAATTGAAGAAGCTATACTTGAAAAGCTTATCAAAGATATGGATTATAAACGAAATTTCGCAGGAACAGACGCATATCTAAAATGGCTTGATGGCAATGTTCACGCACTCGAAACTGTTCAGCAATATTGCAAACCACTTGACGAAACTATAT